AACCCGGTCGCTTGAAGCACGGTTGCCCACAACTTCGCCGCTTGTGTTGTTCCGCTTGTCAAGTTTGAAATGGTTGCGTTCGTTGCACTCAATTCGCTTGCTGTGACATATCCGGTCAAGTTGATTTTGCTTGCCTGTATATCAATAGCTTCCGGGGATACGTTGATTGCAGATATGACCCCGCTCTTGTCTACCTTCAATTCGATATTGTCGGCGTTGACCGTAATACGTGCCGCAAGGCGGTTTTCCGTGTCTGTCACTTCCTGCCGGATTTCACGGGCGGTAACGGTTATGCGCCCGGACAACTCACTGTCCCCGCTTTTCCGTTCCGTGACTTCCTGCGTTATCCTGTTTGCCTGTATCGTTATTGATGCGTTCAGAAAGTTGTCAGCTTCCCGGCGGTCTGTAACCTCTGCGGTAATCCGGTTATGCTCAACCGTCAGTTTTGCTTCCTGCACCTTGACTTCGTTGTCAAGGTCGTCAAGGTCGTTCTGATACGCACGCAGTTGAATCATTCTATTGTTTTTCAGAATTTGCGTTTCGTATTCCGAACGTTCCGTTTGCTTCGATTTGTTGCTACCGCCGCCACCGCCGCCCCTTGATCCCGTTATTTGTTCTATGTTCTTGCGCTCAAGATACACAATGTTCGGGATGTATGCGCCAATGGTCACGGTTGTTTCGGTCGGGTCAAGCAGGTTCGTTGTAATTCGTATTATCTGCAACTGCGCTTTGTACCCCGCCGGGGAAACCTCTACAAGGGCAATGTCGTGCAATTTTATCGGTTCATCGGCATACCCCATGCGGTACAGGTCTGCAACCGTGCCATCAATGGAAATGGCGGGTTTTGACGCCGTTTGCAGGGGTTCCCATGTTTTCTGCAACAGGGTTTCCGGGTCAAGAATGTCTGTGTTCTGATAGAACCCGAACCTTGCCCGCCCGTTACGCCCATACGCCGCCGTTGCCGCCGGGTCTTCAAGGTACGTCTGCCCCGCAGGTTTGGCGGGATGCGTTGACGTTTTCGACCACACAACGTCCGCAAACGTGATTTCTTTTTCCTCTTCGCTTGCGCTTGTTGGCGTGGTCGTCCCGCCGTACCCGTACATTGCCGTTACAACTTCGCTGTCATCGTATGTGACAGCGGGGGAAAGCATGTTCTTGTCAATCGAAAGCCGCAACCCGTTCCATGTCCCGTCCGTTGACAGGATGTCAAGGTATCGGGTGATTGCGCCGGAAGCGGAAACGGATACCCGGGGTTCAATGTACACGTTGTATTGCGTCTTGATCTCCAACACAGCTTGCCACACGCTACCCCGTTGCACGTCCATACTCGATGTTGGATTGACGGCAACCGTGCCAACATTCCAAAGCGTCCCTGCAAGGACGGTTGCAAGGGCGTTTGACGCTGTTTCGTCTGTTATTTCCCCGTTGTCTATGTGTTCATCGGACAGTTCGGAAACACAGATGCATTCCGCTACAACGCTTTGATAATGGTCGGGTTCAAGCGTTTTCGCCTGTTTTACCTCATACACTTGCACCGCACCCGTTGCCGGGTCGGTAAACATGATGCGTTGCCCGATTGATATGACCTTATCGTCCTTCCGGGGGAATTCGGCGTCAAGGGTCATTTCTTCTTGTGTCCAATTCGCCCTTTCGGCGTCATCCCGCACGAACAGCGTTTTTCCCGCCATGTCAAGAAAGGTGAATTGCATCATTACACCCACCTTTCACGGTATCGGATTGTACCAACCCCGTCAATGCGTTGATTCGCTCCAATTTTCGGAACGATCCATGTTGAAGTGGGCGTGTAATAACGCATGATGGACGCCCCGCCAATTGCGGCGGTCTGTCTGTTAAGGTCAATCGTAAGTGCCCCGGCGGGAATGGTCGTGAACGTCATTGACGCCGAACCGCTGTTGTACGTTACGTTTGACAGGGGCGTTGACCCACGGCGTTCAATGGTCATCTGCGGTTGTGCAGAACCACCGATTGAAAACACCGTCCCGCACGGGACTTCGATCAAGTCATTTGACGTCCAAAACGGGTTGTCATAACACGTAAATTGCAACCGCAGTTTGTTTTCCCACCATTTCCGGTATGAATGGTCGGGCAACATCGTACAAGCGCATTCCAAATGCTTGTTTTCAAATTCGGGCAGTTCAAGCGTATATTCTGCGCCAATGCTTGCCCAATCCCGCAGGTTCTGCATTGCCTGTTCCCGTTCTGCCCGATCCATCTGCAACAGGGCAAACGTAACGGTCACAGTTCGTGTACCGCCGCCCATGCGGACGAAATCAGCACCGAAACCAATTGCCCGGAAACGGGCAACGGGGTTCAACTGAATCGGCGAAACAGCAATGTCTTCAATTTGCACGGGTATTGTTTCCGTCAAATCAACGCCGTTGAATATAATCATGTTTGCCACCCGCTTCGTTGTAAGGATTTGTAGCTTCTTCCCTGTTGCTCAGAAATGACCGCACCGACCGTGCGCCCGTCAAGGTAGACATTCCCACCGGGTTTTATGTTGTCACGCATAACGCCGCCCAAGTCGTCAAGGTCAAACCCGGCAACGCCGCCGTTTAGAAGGGTGTTCCAAATCTGATTTTCCTGTGCTGTCAGCACCCGTTCCCCTTCATGCAACCGTGCAATGTAATCATCATGCGGAATGAAAGGAATTCCCATTCTGCCCGAACCTTCTGTCTTCCCGGTTGACGTGGTAAAGTTGATGCTTCCAAACCCGCCCAAATCAATGTTGATCCCGTACCCGTTTAGGCGGTCAAGTTCCGCTATGATCGCATCGACCTGCGTTGCAACGTCCGGCACATGATCTGCAATGCCTTGCGCCATTCCCGCAACGGTCTTGCCCGTGTTTTCGGCGGCTTCCCCTTGCATGTCAAGGGCGGCAACAGCGGCCTTTGCTTTTTCTGCAAGCGTTTCATACGTCTTGTCAACGGAAAGGCTTTGTTGTGTAAGGGTGTCGGTCAGTTCCTTTTTCCCTTCAACAACTTGCCCGTACAGGTTATTTAGTTCTGTTACCTGTGAATCAGACGCATTGGATATTTCGTGTAACCATTCTGCCGACTCAACAGAACCGTCCGCAAACTGTGCAAGGAATTCGTCAGAAAAACCCTTTTCCCGGGCGGCTTCCATGTCGGCTTTGTATTCCCGCAGGAAGGACAGTTGGGATTCAAGGTTTTTGCGCAGGTTCCCGATTCCGTACATATCCTGCGCATTTGAAATCCGTTCGTTGATGTCAGAAAGGTCTTTCCCTTCCTTTGTAAGCGTTTCAAGTTCCGTGTTGAGCGGTTTCAATCGCTTTTCCTGCCGCTGTGCGGCGTTGCCGATAAAATCGAACCCCTTAACGGTCGAATCAACAGCAGATGCAACCGAATCATGCACACCTTGCGCATAGTCCGAAACCTTTTTCAACGCATCATCTGCGGCGGCAACAACGGTCTTGATATTATCGGCGTTGTCAATCCAAAATTGCTCCGATGCGTTTGCCGCTTGTTCAACGTTTCCGGGCATTTCGTCAATCGTTGCCCGGTATTCCTCAAGCGCAAGTTTAGCTTCTTCAAGGGCGTCTGCCTGTGTTTGATATGCTTCGCCCGTGCTTCTTGCTTCCGCTTCCAAACTTGCAAGCGTCATAACAGCGGCGTTCCATTCGTTTTCAGCGTCCGTGAACGCAACAAGGTTGTCAGATTCGTCCACCCGTTGAATGATGCGCTGATTGTCCGCTTGCGTGAAACCATACTTTTTGCGCAATTCATCCATCTTCTTGCGCTGTTCACGCACCCGGCGTTCTGCAAGTGCCGCATCAAGTTGCAACCCGGGAAGGGTTGAAAAACGTTCGGAAATAGCGTTTTCTTTCTGCCCCAAAGCACCCAAAAGCGCAAGTTTGGTTTGCCCTTCTTCCCACGCTTTTACATAATCTTTGACGGCACTTGTGCCGCCCTTGATCTCGCCCGTTTCGGTATTGATAATGCTTGACAGGCCGGGGATTGTTTTGACCAAACGTTTGCAGGTTTCCAACCACAACGCTTGTTCTTCGGCGGTTCTGCTTGTCTTGTCACCTAATGATTCAATAACCCCTTGAAGGCCACCCGTGCGCCCTTCAAGGTCGGTAAACCCGTCAGAATTTGCACCGCCGATTTTGTCAAGTTCATCAATCAACAGGCGTGCTTCGTCTGCCGTTTTTTGAATGTCTGTGATCTTTGCTTCCGTCTTCAAGTCGATGTCTGCAATGTCGTCAAGAACCGTGCGTTTGCTTTCGTCCGGTGCCAAAGATTCAAGCATGGAATTGAGAAACCCGGTTGCTTCCGTAACGGCGTCAATCAACCCTTTGCCAAGCGTTGTTTTGAGTTGGTCAAGGTTTGTCTGCATTTTGCGGACGCTGTTTGCGTACCCGTCAGACGTTCGGGAAAAGTCCCCTTGTGCATCCGATGTTGCTTGCATCAAATATTGATACCGCAACATTGTTTGTTCGCCCTGTGACATTTGGTCAAATGTCTTCGACAACCCCTGTTGCAATGCAAAGGCGTTCAAATTGGCAACAGACATGTTGATGCCTAATTGCTTCAACGGTTCGGTTTCGCCGCTCAACCCCGACCGTATTTTTTGGAAAGCGGTTTCAAAATCAAGGTTGTAAAATGACGCCATGTCTGCGGCTAACCCGGCAAGGTCTGTGGATACGTCCGCAATCTTTTCCCCGGACATTCCCGCAGATTTCATCATTGCCCCAAGGGTGCTTGTAAATCGCTTCGCCTGTGTTTCTGTCAAGCCAAACTGTGCCCCGGCGGTTTTCGCCCACGCTTCAATCTTGTTTGAGTTTGCCCCGAATGTCACATCAACAACGTTCTGCACTTCTTCAAGGTCAGACGCCGCAGAAATAGCGTCACGCCCGATGTCAAGCAACGCTTTCCCGATTTTAACGGCACTAAATCCGGCAACTATCTTTTTCAGCATACCGGAAAAATTGTTGCTGATATTGTCGGTTGATTGCTTCGCAGAATCATCCCATTTCCCGGTTTCCTGCTGAATTGCTTTTGTTATTTCCTTGATGTCCGCTATTGCGTGCCGCCCGTCTGCGGTTACTTCAAAGACAATCTGTCCGTCATTTGCCATCTATGTTGTTCACTTCCTTTGCGCCCTGCTGTGCCTTTTGAATCATGCCCATCAACCCGGCGAACACGTTTGACACATCGGTTTCGTACTTGCGTTCCTGCTCTTTTTCCGTCAGATGCAAAGCAACGCTTTGTTTCGCTTTCATGAGCCATTCCCGTTCTTTGGCGTTGTACTTTGTCGGTGCGGGCATTGGGCGTGCCCGTATGCCTATGGTTTCTTCGTACCTGCACCCTTCGGGAAGGTATTGCATAAGTTCTGTAAACTCCAACCAATGCAGTTTTGCCCGAAAAAGGTCTATCCCGTACACCTGCCGAAACGCTGTGCGAATCAATGCGGCGTCTTGTTCATAGCTTGTAAGGCGTTTGCCGCCCGTTTCCGTGGCGGCGGGGAACAGAATGGAACATAATGCGTTATAGACGCCCGAAGCGTTTTTAGGGGCATTACAGACGCATTTACAACACAAATAGTCCCGTGCATCCGGCAGGATGTCTTCCCGTTGCATTATTTCAAGCATTTTGAGAACGTTGCGGAAGTCAAAATCACACTTGTACCGCTTGCCGTCAACCGTCACGCTGTCCGGCAAGCGTTCATGCAGTTTAAGCATCCTTCATCCGCTTTTGCACGTCTGCAATTTTTCCCGCAAGCCGCTCTTTGAAATACTGCCCGCATACCGCAATGACGCACCCGGGGTCGTCCGCATAAAACGCCATAAGATGTGCCGCCTGTTCTGTTCCGAATATGACCGCCGCAAAGTATTCCGCAACCGCCCGTACATCTTCGTCCGGGGTGTCTTCGTTGATATCCTTCATGCGTGCTTGCGCCTTGTTGAGCCCCGCAACCATGCGCATTGCGTCCCCGTTGACCGCAAGCGTTATCTTGTCATCTGCTTCCCGAATGGTTATTCTATCGTGAACCCGGTTTAGGGACAGTTCGTACCCCTTCCGAAATAGTTTCATCTTTTTGCCCTCCCCTGTCTTTCAAAAAAAGGGCGGGGAATGCTACCACACGCCCCGCCCTGTTAATCAAGCCGCATCCGTCACGGTCGGTTTCCCGTTGAACCGGATCGTGCAACCAAAGGCGTTTACGTCAAGCGTACTGCCGCCGAACGTGGTGATGCCGCCAACGGTTGCGTCACAAATGATCTGTTTCCCTTCAGCAACGATCTTGACAGACGTGTTGCGGTCTGAACCAAGTTTGTACTGAAGTCCCGCAATGTAATCCTGTGCGCCGTCACCAACGACACGCCGCCCGGACACGACAAGTTCGGGAGCCGCACCCGTGGTTTCGTTATGGGCAAAACCTTCGCCGCAAAGGAAAAAATACTGTTGGTTCTGCTCATTTTCGTTGAATTCCATGCTTTCGATGCCCTTGCACAGCTTTTCATACGTCCAAGTTTCGCCCGTTTTGCTTGTGCCAATGTAAAGTTCATTTACCCAATTCGCATTCATGGTTATTCATTGTCCTTTCTGTAGATTTTGACCACCAAATCCCCCGCCATAACCCATTCGTTGTTTTCCTCACGACCAATAACACGGGGCAGGTTGCCGTGTGTTATGTCAACGATTTCCCACCCGTTGCCGGAAGGGTATGACGTCATGCGGGTAAGTGTGTCAATGATGTTGTTAAGAGTGCCGGAAAGCACTTGCAAATCGCCGTGTTTCCCGTTAAGCGCAAGGGTCAGCGGAATATATGCGTTCTTGTCCATGTACACTTCCTGCGGGGTTGACGGGGCAATTTCGCACGCCAACCCGGCGGCTGTGCCCAATGCGCCACGGGTGATAGGCGCAAAGTTGCCTAATGCGTCTATCAAATCCATAACCGCTTCAATTGCCGTGTCTAAAATGCTCATTTGTACAACCTCTTTATTGCTTGCGCTTGTCTACCCCACTCCGCAAGGTGGTTCTGTTTCGCAACCTCACACCAACGCCATGTTGCATTCGGGTTGACGTCCGGGTGCGCCGTTCGGATTTCGTAATACTGCCGTGCGGCGTATGGGGTTTGCCATATCAGCAAACCTTCCTTCAACCTGCTGTGTATGTAGGAAGACATTATCAGCATTCCGGTGTCTTCCTTGCAGTACAGGTTGCAATCCCGCAGGATTTGCGAACACAGCATTTCCCGCCCGGATTCCCATGCGTTATCAATTTTGACTTTGATACTGTTTTCGTTGATTTGAAAGCGTACAGCCATTAAACCAACCCCACTTCGTAATGGTGTAGGTTGTCGGTATCGTCCCGCAAGGCGTCCACGGAAAAAACCGTGTATTCAACGCCCCGCACTATAACCAGCATGTCCCCCGCTATCCTGTGCGCAGAATCAAACAGGGCGCACCAATCAAGCACAGGTGTGCTTTTCCGGGCGTCAACAAACAGGATTGACCGCAAGGTGCAATCCGTATTGCTTTGCGTCTTGCGTATTTCGTTTGTTGGTTGCAGGTGTACGTGCTTGACCGTGTATTCCGTATATGATGGATTTTGATACCTATCAACGCCGTTGCATACTTTGACGGTCGCTGTGCTTCTCAAAATCCTTGACGGTATAGGTTTCAGCATTGCTTACCACCACGCTTCCACGGTCGGCACTTGCGGGTTCATCAACCCTGTTTGTTCAAGGTATCCGATTGCAAGCGGGGAAATACTCCCGGACAGCATGCCGCCGCCGCTTGCGCTTGCGCTTGCCTTGCTGTGTACGGTCACTTTGCCCACTGTATACCCGGCGTTCCCGCCGTCCTGTAATGAGTCCATGCCGTTGATTGCAAGGAAGTCAACCTGTGCGCACACCGCCTTTTTGTATAAGGTTTGATGCAATGCGGGCAGTTTTGCTATTGTCGTTTCGTCCACCCAATGCGTTACCGCACCGATGATGTCATAGGCACGGGCGCAAAGGGCGGGGAAGGACGCTTCGTCTGCGTCCTGCCCCTTGTAGACATCTGTATAAAACTCAAAGTCTACAACGCCCATGCTTTACCCCCCGTTAGGTAGCGGCGGCGGCGTTTACAATGATGCCCGCCGCACGGTTGGGCATAGCGAACGCACCGTAATAGTACCGCTCATAATACAGATATTTCCCTTTGCTCTGAGCGGTCGGGGCACTCATCATGGAAGTTTCGTACTTCACGGGGGCGGCAACCGCCATCGGGTCAACCATAATCAGATTGATCTGCCGTGCGCCCGTGGCGGGTACCCATCCTTCGGTAAACACGAAAGAAGACTTCATGATATCGGAAGGTACTTCGGTGATGCGCACTCCGTCAAGACGGGCAACATTGCGGTCGATGCCCCTGTACCCTTCGTCCGTGGAAACGAACCGGGTGATTCCGGCGGCTTCCTTCAGCAGTTTGTACACATCGGGGGTCATGTAGCATTCGACACGATCCCGGTTGACACGGGCGTTGGTCATAGCGGCAAGGTATCCGTCCCACTTTTCAAGGATGTTCGCCGCCGTCAGCGTGGTAGTGTCGGGCGTGGTCGCAAAACTAAACAGTTTCGCCGCAAGGTAGGCGTCCATTTCGGGGATCTTTTGCAGTTCATTGAACGTCTTTGTGATGTTGGCAATGGTGGCAACATCGTTGGTTTCGTCAATGTCCATCGGGTCAACAAGGGTGTCCCATTCCCGATCCATGTCAAGGGTCACGGAGGTAAATTCGTTGTTCCAATTGCGCTCAAACTGTCCCGTGATTTGGTCACGGTTAACAGCACGGCTTCCCTTGACGGTCATGGACGGAATATACATGGTCTTTCCCATGCCGGGTTTGTACAGGTTGCTGTTGTTTGCTCCCCAAATCGCTCCAAAGTAGGACATGTAGGGGTACGCATTGGACAGGGCGCGGCCATACTCAGCCGCATAGTTTACATTAGTTCGCACGAATGCCATTGTGTTTCATTCCTTTCGTTATTTCTTCGGGGTAAATCCCCATACATTGGAAAACGCCGCAACCGCCCCTTCGTCACCCTTTGGCATACGGCCTTCGAGTTGCGCACCAAACTGCGGTTTGTCGGGTGCGGGGTCTGCCTTTGCGGTGAAATACTCTTCGTAGTCCTTCCGCAGGTCGGCAAGCTGTTCTGTAACAGGTTTTGCGCCGTCTGCACGGTCAATGAGTTCGTACACCCGGTCAAAGAATTTGGGTTTCACATCCGCATATTCCGCACTTGTCCTTGCGGTCTGCTTTGTTTTGTACCCGTCAAACTGCCCTTGCAGTTCCTTGTATTCGGGCGTTTCTTTGACGTTGATCGGTGTTTGCGCCTTTTCCCATGCTTCCTGCGCTGTCTTGATGGCGGCTTCCTGTGCCGCCTGTGCCGCATTCTTGCTAACGTACCCGTCATCAAGCGCACGACCGTACAAACTGTAGATGTGGTCTGCACGTTCCTCCGGGGTCAAATCGCTATTGTTCAGAATGTCGGCAAGTGCCTTTCGAGTAAAAATACCCGCCATACTTCCCCCTTTTTACGGTCATTGGAAGGTTGACCGCTCTCCGTGTTTAACGCCCCGGCGGGCAAGTTTTGCATGAAAAAAAGCAACGTGCGTTTGATGCACATTGCCTGTTTCATCTGAAAAATGATTTTCGGCGCATTTTTAATCAATAATTTGCGAGTTTTTCGCAAAAAACCGGATTAAAATGCATTTTTCTTGCGATTTGGTCGCAAGTTGGTCGCAAGTTGGTCGCAAGTTAGTTGCAACGCAAAGCGGCGCATGCAGGGGTCGAACCTACACCGCCCGGGTCAAAACCGTGTGTGCTACCGTTACACCAATGCGCTATATGCGTTGCAACGCTGTCCGGGTTTGCCGGGTGCTTGATTGCACCCGGCGTTCGCCCTTTCGCACGTCAAGTATTCAATATCCCGGTATTCTGTCACCCTTTCGCACGGGTTTGACTTGACGTTACTTACTCTTTACGCTTGCGCACGGTCTTTTTCGGCGTTTCCTGCCCGTTTTCGGGCGTTTCAGCCGCCGTTGTGGGTTCCTGTGCATTCTGCACAGCATCGGCCTTTTTCACCTGTTTTTCGGCGTCTACGGATGCACCGCAAACAAGGCATTTTCCCGCAACAATCGCCGGGTGAGTACACGTCATGATTTTCCCTCCCTTTCTTCAAGTATTTCTTTGGCGTCCCTGTAAAATTCTTCAAGTGATTCTTTCGCTTCCTCCGGTGCTTGCGCTGTCAGCACAAACCGTTCGCCGTCAAAGTAGTACCAATCTTTGTTTGTCATGAAATACGGCATGTCAAGCATAAAATATCACCTCAAGAAATATTGATCGATAATTTCACGCACTTGCAACGCATACGGATTCGTTCCACCGTACTCTGTATGCACAAAGGATTCTGCAAAGAATTCGTTGACGTCCGTTAATGAATAATCGCTTATTTTTACCGAACGCAGTTTTTTCCCGATTTCCCTTGCTTCTTCCCCCGCTTCTACGGAAGTTTCCATAATAAACCGCCGTTCTGCCGCCCGTCTTGTTTTTTCAAGTTCGCCTATTTCTTCCCGATATTGGTTGAAAATACTGCTAACACGCTTGCTTGCTTCACGCAGTTTTGAATAATCAGCACCCACAAAGTTTTTGCCGGACGTTTCCGAAGTTATTTTCATTATAGAATGTCCGAATTCGTGGGTAAATACGTAACTTTCCAAATCCTTGTCCGGCACATAAGCGCAATACCCGGTGTCCCGCAATTCCTTTAATCGTTCCACCATCTTTGCTTTGTTCCGGCATTTAAGGGGGTTGATTGTCATTGTTGCCGTGTCGTTTGAATAGTTGTGTGAAACACCCGCAAAAGCACGCCTGTTGAAGAAAATGTCCTGCTTGTCCATCGTTGCAACTTTAACAAGCGGCGTATCGTATTTTTCAACCAATCTTCCAACAGTTTCTTCAACAGCTTTTCTTGTTCCTTCGCTCAACCCGTCCAAATCTGCGGTGATAAACTGCAATTTTGCTTCCGGGTCATATGGCGCAGATGTCAAACCGTTTTTGATTCTGTGGTGTTCGTAGGCGTCAATCAAAGATTCTTTAAGCGGCTTCGTGCTTTCTCCCTGCACATCCGTTACTTCTGTTTGATTAACTTTTGGCGGTTTGGGTTGTTCCTTTGGCATTGCTGAAACGTTCGGCGTCATCTGCCCGAACGTATAGTTTTGTTGCGCACCGCCACCGGAATAGAAACTGTCAATCATTTCCTTTTGCTTGCGCTCAAACTCTGTCACGTCATACGTTTCAACCGCAGGAAATTCCCGCCTTGTGTACACAGCTTCCCGGTTTTGACGGCGTGCCCGCCCGGTTTCCTTGCAAAATGCGTCTATGTCGTCATCCGTTTGCCGTATCTTTGCCCGCTGTGCCTTGATAAGTTCATCCGGTGCGCCCTGTTCCTTCAACATGAGCAAGTCCCGCTTTTCTTCCCGCAATTTGCGTTCCATTGCCCGTTGCTGTTGGCTTTCTTCATAGGTCTTTGCGTTTTCTTCTTCGCTTTGACCGCCCGCCCGTATAAGGGATACGCCCGGTATAAACGGGGTCGGGTAATGCTTGCAGTTGATCCCAAACAACCCCGCAGGTTCGCCGTAGCTTGTTTGGCTTTGGGCGTATACCTGTATTTCGTTGCCGTCAAGGTCTGTGACCGTTCGGGCGTTGTCCGTGCTTGATATAACCTTGCTTTGCCACGGGTAGCACAGCGGCCTTGCGCCGTTGTGGTAGGACACTTGATACAGGTCGTTCCCGAAATTCTGATTTGTTTCCCAAACAGCCGCACGCCCTGTGTTTGCCATTGTGGTACGTATGTCCATTGCCACATACGCTTCAGCACTCCACCTGTGCCCGCCGTGGTCAATGAACCCGGTTATGCCGTCCCGCTTCAGACGGGAAATGGCGTGCGCTGTTGCCTTGTTCCATGCAGAAACGCCCGTAATGGTTTCGCCCGCTCCAATGTCAAGGGCGGTCTGCGTTGCTTTGATCCGGGCGGCAACGTCCGCAACGGTTGCGGCGTATGCCTGTTGCGTGCTTTCAAGCATGACCGTGTTGACAAGATTTAGCTTGTCTGCGGCCTGTTTGTAATACAGGTTGAATGCCCTGTATTGATTCGGCGCAACAACGGGCACTTGCGGCGGGTTGAAGATTCCCCGCTTAACCGCCTGTACCAACTCCGGGTTGGCTTCCTGCACGCTGTCTATTATGACCTGTTCCAATGCGGCTTTCAGATGTCTGTCAGCACCAACAAGGTTGCGCCGAATGATGCGCATTGTTTCCTTGTTGACCTGCCCCATTTGCGCCAACATGTCTGCTTGATACGTGATTGACGAACGTGGGAAGTTCTTTGCGTTGTAGTATGGGAAATAATGCGCAAGGTTTATCAATATTTGATCCGTTACGGCTCCGTAAACCTCAGCCATTTCCCATGACATCCGGTCAATAAATTCGGGGTGCATTGTTTACCCCCTTATTCTGCTGTGCCGAATATCGCAAGCGGGTCAACGTTCCCCGCCGCACCTTCTTGCTTGATCCGTGCAAGTTCCGCTTCGGCTTGTTCCGGCGTGAGTCCTTGACCATATTTCGGGTCAGTAAGGAACGTGTATTTGCTCAGAACGCCCGCACCGACAAGCATTACACCTTCGTTGATGTTTGTCTGCCTGTCCTGCGTAATGCCGTCATCAAAGGTTATGTTGATGTTGTACCCCGGGGCGGCAAGGCTTTCGATGCTGTGCCCGTCATCGTCTGCCATGTCATACAGGATCGCAACTTCAACTATATTCCGCACAAGGTGTTCAATTGCAGGGCGCAGTTGGTTCTGCACGGTCTTTATGGTTTTGTACGTTTTGCTGTTCTCGCTCACAACCTCTGTTGCCGTCTTCAACCCTGTGTGTTGGTCAAAAGTAAACGTCCCGGCACTAAATCCGGTTTGCAGACACAGGATGGACAGGAACGCATTGATTGCGGCCACATGTTCTTCGACTCGCAAAGACACGCTGTTGTCAGAAATCTTCAAGTCATCCGGCGTGTCACTTGCTAACGCTTCGTATGTTTCGTCCGTAGCGTCAAAATAACGCACAAGCGCACCCGTTTGCGGGTCTACAACCGACCGCACAGCACGGGCGGGAACAATGATCCTTTTTTTACCCAACCGGAATTCACGCACAAACGAATCATAGCAGATGTCAAGGGCGTGCAGGGTTTCAAGTGCGTTGCCGTAAATGCTCATGCCCAACGGGGAATTGTCATCAAGGTTGTTTGCAATCGGCGTGCGCCAATATGTAAAAAGGCTTTCCGTCACGGGCACAACCGTTTCTTCCTCAAGGTATGGGAAGATTTCCGCAAGTGGGTAACGCACCCCAAGAATGTCCTGTGATTCCCCGGGCGTTGTGCCCTTCTGCATCTCAGAACGATACAGTTCGTTTGTAATTACGTAGGTTGTGCCGTTCCACCTGTGCCATTCAAGGCGGGTGTAGTAAAAGCCATTTTTCGCAATACGTGATACAAACACCCCTTCTGTTACCCGGGCGTTGTCCCACGAAAGCGGCACAAATTGGTCTGCCATAGCATACCCAATCATCAGCTTTCGGGTGTCGGGAATTTCGTTGCCGTTTTCATCGTGTTTGGCTTCTGCCCACACCTTCAAGGCTTGACCGCCCAACGCCAATGCTTCTTCAATGCTTTCCTGCATCTTTTCCCGGAAAGCGTTTTTTGTAAGCACGCATTGCACAAATGCGTTCAACGGGTCGGGATTGTCGTCATCGCTTTTCCTGCCGTTGATACTCACGTTGACCGTGCATTCTTCGCCCCAAACAAGGCTTGCCATTTCGGCGCACACGGCTTTTGCCATGTTCATGCGGTATACTTCCCGGCGTGCTTTGGGGTCTGCAACGGTCGGGGCGGGGACGATGTGCCACGCTTTGTAAAACCCCTTCCACAGCCATTTCCATATAAAAATGCCGAAATCATAGAATTGTTGGAAAGACGGCACGCCCGCAAGTTCAAACACGCTTCGGTATTCCCTTGCAAGTCCTGTGCCCGCAACCGCTTTTTGCATTCCGCTTTTCCACCTTCTTTTCAGATTCTCAAACCATTGCATCATCTGCCCCACCCTTCAATCAAAACGGGGATTTCCCTTTCAAACGCATATTCAAGCGCATCAATGCTGTCGATGTTGGTTGACCCATCATCAAGGCGCACGTCTTCTGTTGCGTGCTTGCTGTCCCATATTGCGCTTTTCAAGGCGTCAATAGTCCATTTGCACCCGCTGTGAATAAGAAACCTACCTGCGCCCATTAGAATACACAACGCCCGAATTCGGTCGTTTATTGGCTTTTTAAGGGCATTCCCGATGTTGACGGGCAAGTGCGCCTGTGCCGCCGCTGTGCGCAATCCGTTAATCAGCGTTTGTTCTGCGCTGTCGCACCATACGTCCGTTACCAACCAACGCATTTGACACCGCCGAACAAAGTCAACGAAATCCTGTTGCAGTTTGTTCGGGTTCAACGCTTCCTGTTCCCGGTACTCATCCAATACGACAACACTATTGCCGCTATAACCCAAACAGCAAAAAGCGTGCGCAGAAGTTCCACCACCAAAGTCAACCCCAATCGTTGCCCGCTGAATGCGGGGTATATCGTCAACAATAAAACGTTCGGGTTGATCCGCAAACAGTTGGTATATCAACCCTTCGGCAACAGCACGTTCACCAAGTATGTCCCGCCTGTACCAAACCGTTTGCGGGTCGTATCTGCTTTCAATCTCCGCAATGCGTTCCGGCGTTATTGTTGCGTTGTCCCGAATAGTAAAATGCTGATACAGGTACCCGCCCGCCAACCCGTCACGGCGGTACTTGTCAATGTAGTCTTCGTATATCCGTGCTTTCGGGTTGCATGGGTTCAAGTCCCACAAAGTAAAAGGGCGTTGTGCGGCAATCTGCCGCCCCGTTGCCACCTTCAAAAAAGAAATCCGGCTGTCCGTGCTGTCAAAGTGTTCGTTGATCTCCGTTGCAATCCACAGGCCGTAAGAGTTGCCCAAGATGCGTTTGTATGCGTCTGCCTTTGCACCGCCTGTGAATATGACAACCTTTTCCCCGGTCTGCGTCTGCACAAACAACGCTTCATTGTCCCGGTACTTGCCCCAACGGCAACGCCCCCGGAACAGGTTTTCAAGTCCGAACCCGTTGCAAACGCCAATGTTCAATTTTGCGTTTCCGATTGTCGAGCCGCTTGCAAGGTGGTACTTATCCGGGGTTGTTTCAAGGTATGCCGCCGCAATTATGCAATGGTCAATCGTTTTGCCGCTTCGGATTGCCCCTTCTGCAACGCACATGCGGTTATGCAGGGCGGCTTTGATGTATTCCCGGTGCTTCGGTGAGAACGCCCCCCACGGGATTGTTGCCGTCTTGCTCATCCCTTCAGCAACTCCACAAGGGGCGCAAGGTCTTCAACGTCCACGCTACCCGCTTTCTGCATGTCTGCCGTTAGGCTGTTGTAGACGGCGGCAAGGTCTTTCAAACGGTATATCAATTCTGTGTTTTCTTCCCGCACCCGCATTTCCCCGGCCTTTGTTGCGGGGAAACCGTCAACCATGTCCGACAACCTGCGTAACAGCTTCGTTTTGATCTGTTCGGCGATGGTCGCATTGTCTGCAACGATTTCGGCGGTTTTTTGACTCACCTTTTCCACCGCTTTTTCTTCGGCGGCTTTGCGTTTGGCTGTCCATTGTTCCACCCGTGCCCGTTTCTGTAATGTCCCAAACGGCACGCCGTATTTGTCGGCAATCTTGTGTTGAGATATGCCCCCTGCAATGTATTCGGCCTTTATTTTGCGCCAATTCACCCCGGTTTCATTTTGAATCACCCCACGTTTAACGCACGCAATACGAAATATCCTCCCAAACGTCCCGTGACCACACCTCGCACATAAAGGGACGCAACCCCGGCAGACGTGGGAGGATATAACGCCCGCCGCCCCGCTGTGTCCGTTGAAAGAGAGAGAAAAGAACGGACAGAAAAAGGCGGGGCAACCTGTCCCCGTCTTTTACCCTTACACAATAACACATTCCGTGGTGCATTGGGGTGCAAACATTTACCCTACCGCTTCGATGTCGTCATCTTCGTACATAAAATACGCTTCGGCGGGCACGATTGTTTCCGTGTATGTGTCGTATATCCCGACCGTTGCCGTACCAAACGAATCAATCATCACGTATGGCGTCAAACTGCACCCATACGCCCCGAATGTGCGGTAGTAAACAACATGCGTTTCAATGTCGTATACCAAGTCCGTTATAATCAGCGCACCCCGGATGCTTGCAACGTCTACCTGTTCAATCGTTTCAAAACGTTTCGGCATTCCTTCAGCACAGCACCCGCCAATCATCATGCACACCGCAACCATTGCGGCTATGAATTTCTTCATTCCTGCTTCACCGCCTGTTCTTTTTCCTTTTCGTTAACAACCTTCCACGTTTCATAGAACGCCCATGCCATCGGCTTTCTAATCATCTTGTTGTGCCTTGCTTCTCCAAGTTTCGTTATCAGAATTTTCAGTGCCTTTTCAAACGTCATTTTTCTTCACCGCCTTTTCTCCATCTGCGCAGTACCAAAATATGCTGTGTGAATCACCCGTAATGCCGCAAACAATCTTCCACGCTCTGCCATCACATTCACGGTTGGCACATTCATTACAACGGACGATTTCCGCATCCCTGTCGTCATATCCTTTTTGGTACTGTCCACTATCGTATTCCAATGCCTTTAAAAGTTCTTCCTTGTCCACATCTATTCCGACTTTCAGTACAGATTGATAGATTGCATCCTCTATGCTTGAACAATATTGGCTTGTGATAAGTTCAATCGGACTTTTGTAACTCATTCAACCACCCGCCTTTCCCCGTCAGCGTTCTTTCGTCTTTTCCGTGTTTCTGCGTGTTGCTGTGCATCGTATCGCAAATGACACGGGGCGCACATCGCACACAGGTTGTCCGCAAAGCAGTTTTCCGGCGTATGGTCAAGATGTGCAACGGTAAGCGTTCGTTTGTGCGTGTCGAACGGTTCGCCCGGTTTCCTGCATTGCTTTCCGCACACCTCACATACCCAACCAACGCTTTCTTTCTTCTCCGTTGCGATTCGTTTCCAATCGGCCGGGTATCTGTGTTTTTCCATCGGCATTCCGCTTCACCGCCTTTCACCACTTTAGTGGTATTTTGTTTGTTCCTGCTGTAGGCATGCTTCCATACTCTTCAAGTATGCCGATCACGTTTGTATACATCTCATGAAGATCACCATCATCCTGAACAAGCTCACAGTTCGCACAATCTCTGTCACAATCATCATGCGCTCCACGAAGCATACATTCATGTTCAATCTTCAGCAGTTCAATCATTCGTTGTATCGTCATTTCAACTTTCCTGCCCTTCATATTCCCTTATGTGTGACAATGCTTTTAGAAATTCGTCATACTCCTTCAGGTGTCCAACCACAACCAAGCGGTTGTCCTGTACCCCGAAATGCGTAATTCTTCCATCGTATGTAAGACATTCAAACGTTGAACATTTCCCAACCTTTCCACGCTTGATATACATTGTGTAATACGCCGGATTGCTTTCACTTGACCAATCATTTCTCAAGATATCTCCCGGATGTAAACGCTGTCCTTTTTCAATCATCCTGCTTCACCGCCTTATTCCTTTCCAATATTCTTTCAACTGCACCATCAAGCATTTCGCAAAAATCCATCAACGAACGATAATAGCCACGCTGACAATCCCATTTATCTTGCTTGCAATTTTCGCACTGTTCGGCAAATCCAAGTTCTTCTCGCAATTCATCAACATCAATCATTCGTTTTCCATTCGTTTCCACATCACAGCCCTCCCACATTCATGGCAATACTTGTCATTCGGATTTATCGCCGTTTTGCAGTTTCCGCAGACATTCCACCATGTTGTACCTCCGCCAGAATGTTCACGCTCCGGCTTTACCGCTTCCTGCTCTTTCAGCATGGCTATAGCATTGTCGCACGCATCCATTGCCCTGCATTTTCTACTGCCTGTGCCCGGGCCTATTCTTATTAATCTTTTCGCACATTCCAACCCATTGATGACTAATTTTTTATCAATCATTTCCACTTCACCGCCTGTCCGCAGAACCCGCACCAATGCGGGAATACTTCGCTGTTTAATCCTTCTCCACACGTTGGACAAGTCCCGTACTTGATCGTTTGAAATCGCCCATGCACATTAACAGGTTTTTCTTTCTGCTTTGTCAGCAATTCTTCTGCCATTTCCTGCGCCCACGGGTCAACGTCCGTTGCTGTTTTTATGTGGTCGATAAGTGATTGCACGGACACCTTGTATTTTCCCATTTCTCTCTCCCTTTCTCTGAAAAATGCACGGGGCGGGAATTGAACCCGCCAACAACGGGTTTTCCTTCCGCACAGGTCGGGAGCGGTTCCACATCCTTTCTATTTCCCCTGTGCGGTCAGCGTTGTCCGTTCGTGCCGTGCGTATTGTCATTCCTTCGGGTGCTTCCCGCACGGTTGTATTTCATCGCAACGCCCGCCGTGGTACTCGCACATCGGCACAAGTAACCCACGCAGTTCCGGCATGACACGTTGCGCAAGCACGCACATGCGTTGCACAACATCCCGGGTTTCCGGGGACGCCTTTGCGCACAGACGCTTGTTGGCAAGGTTTAGCAATGCTTCCGCATTCAATGTCACCCGCATGGTCACAGGTGCGTCCTGCGGTGCTTTCGTGCGGTCATAGTTGGCTTGCCTGTCATTGCGTTGGCTTTGCACATACGGTTGGAAACCAACGTGATGCCGCACCAAATGCACGGACACCCAATACGGCACGTCCCGTATAACATACGAAAACAGCAGTTCCCGAATTGGCGAATGGCGTGCAATCAACAGCCGCCGCACGAAGTCCGGTGTTGGCGGGGTCTTTGCGTCCTTGCCCATTGTGCCAAGCGTACATTCTTTCATCCATACCAAGTCTTCCCATTTTGGATACCGCCGCAGTTCAACTTCCATATTTTTTCATCCTCCATAGCGTCAGCAACGACAGTTGTCAACCTTATTCCGTCACATGTCATAACAAGCGTGCTTTGCACATTGCGGTCAGCTTGTGTGCCGCAATACTCGCACCGCCCGTCTTTCATGGGTGCGCCGCAGTTTCTGCAATTCATTCGCACAACCCCTTCTGTTTCATCCATTGCCACACATTCCACAGCGCACGACCGTGTATGATTATGGTGTTGCGCTTCTCATAGCAAATGTCAGATTGAATGTCAGACAGCGTGCGCCCGTTGACGTAGTGTTCAATCAAAACGGTCTGTTGCACGGCGTCCGGCACGCTTTCAATGGCGTCCATGATCTCACGCAACGCCGTTTGACATTCCCGCCGCTTGTCTTCAAGCATTGCGGTTGCGTCCATAGCGTTAACAACGGCGTTTGCCATCATTTCACCGCCCCCGCTTGTCTGTACGCAGATTTCCTTCAGCGCAACGGTCGTGTTTGTGGCGTCCTCAAACGCCGCACGGATCGCCCTTTCAAGGGCGGCGCATTTGGCTTTCAAACCCCTGTAACGCATCAAATATGCCTTTGCCGGGTTTTGCGTCCTGTGTTCAATCATCTTCTTTTCTTCCCCCGTATACGCAAGCGTGCCATAACAATTGCATTTGTTACATCTTCCTGCATGATCCTGCGGGTGGCGGCGTGCGCACGTTTCTGCACCCAACCTTGATATTTGGGGCAGGTGTCGTGCGCCTTGCCGCACCCCCGCTTCGGGCACTTATTGCACGGACAAACGCCCATCAGAAGGGCAACCCGTCCGAATCAACAACCGCCATCCCGCTTGCTTCGTCAACGGGGGTTGACGGGGCGGGTTCCGTGGTGGTTTCCGTTGTGCGGCTTGAAAGAAATTCAACGTCTTCCGCAAGCACTTCAAGGCTTGCGCCGTGCTTCCCGTCCTTCTCCCAAGTACGCAAGCTAACACGCCCGGTTACGGCAACCTTGCGCCCCCGTTCAAGGTAACGGGCGCAGTTTTCACCCAACCCACGCCATGCGTTGACGTTGAAAAAGTCTGCGCCGGGGTCGGGGTTGTTCACCGTCTTCGGGCGGTTGACCGCTACGGTAAACCCGCACACGCTAACGCCCGCCGTTGTCGATCTCAATTCCGGGTTCTTTGTCAAGTTTCCGATAATGATAATGCGATTGATAAGTCATTCCCCCTTATTTTTATTGTGTCTTTCGTTCCACGCTTTCACAGCGTCTTCAACCGTTTCATGGTTCCCGCTTGATGCACCGCACCTGTTGCACCGGACATAGCACCCACGCAAACCCGGTTTGCGCCTGTATGGATAAGCAAACATGAACAGGTCATTCGACCCGCAGAACGGGCATGGTTTTGCGTCCGTCATGCGCTCAACCTCCACGTTTTCCGCTTCGGCTTCTTCGGCCTTGCAATGCGTGCGCCCGCCATCATCTGCGCTTTCAACGCACGTTTCCCGGTTTTCCCCGTCAGCGCACGCCGCCACACTTTCTGCCCGCCAACAACCTTGTGCATCTTCTTGTTGACGTTTCCCGCACCCGCCGCCGTCAGACGTGCTTTGGCAATCTGCCGCCTGTACTTACGCATTCCCATTCAAAGCACCTACCCTTCTTTCAAGTTCTTTAATCCATTCTGTCAAAACTTCAACGTATTCGTATGGCATGGTTATTGTTTCCCCGGGTCTTCCCTTTTCCAACGCCTTGCACATATCACGGCGTATTCGCTCACGCTTGATAAACCGCCGCCGTGCATTGCTCACAACCTCTGTGCGTGCTTCCACAGCTTCACCCCCTTTCGTACCGCTTGAGTTGTCCCGCAATGGGGTTGAACAACATTGGATTCCCGGCAACCTTCCGTGCAACCATCAATGCCGCATCTGCGTTCCGTGTCTGCCATGCGTCCCACGGGGACTTGCTCCACCGCAGGAACAACCCGAAACCGACCAAGTATTCCCCGGATCGCTCCACAATCAACGCCGTTTTCGTTCGTATATCCGTCTTCATACTTCACGCACCCGTATTCCGTACTTGTACAACATCAACTTGCGTTTTATGATGTACTCTTTCGTCCGCAACCCCTTAACGTCTTCAACAACCGTCTTCCCGTTTTCTGTGTAGACGAAATCTGCAACATACTTGACAGGGCGTTCAACAATTTTGCCGTTGATCCGCTGTGACGGTATCAATTCGTATTGCACTTGTGCGCACAGGTCGGATATCAACCCGGCACGTTCAAGTAACCGCAATTCTGCGCCCCGTTGCGCTTCCCGTGCGCTGTCATAGGTCACGCCGTCAAGCGTTGTTTTCCGGTTGCCGTATTTGCTCACGTTCGCACCCCCTGCATTCCTGTTTCGGCTTGCCTATTGCGATTCCGTACAAGATGCAAAAGCACGTTGCGCCGAATTGATGTTTTGACCACTTGCACCCGTTGCAGATTCCCTTATCTTTCCCGGGCAAATTCACGCCGTTTTCCCCCTTCTGCGCTTGCGGTTGATAGTTTCCCCGTCAAGCGGCTAACGTGCCTTAAATCGAAAATTTTAGCCGCTTGACGGTGTATTATTCCAATGACAGCATCCGGGCAAAGGCTTCGTTTGTTTCGCCGCTATAATCCCGTTGCCCGTAATCCTGTGCGGGCACGGTCTTTTTCTTGCCCTTGTCCTTGTCGTGCTGTTCCCACGTCCGCACACACGCTTTCCAATCCTTGACCTTCTGTCCCGGTTTAAGTTCCCAACCACGGGCGGCGTAATAGTCAATGAAATACTGCGGGTCAATGCTGTTTCCACGTTCCCGGCAATACTGCGCAACATCGTCAACCGTGGGCGGTGTGAACCGCTTTAGCGGTATAACACTCTTGTTCTTTTCTTTTTCCTTTTCTTTTTCTTTTTCTTTTTCTTTTTCTTTTTGGGAACGTCCGTTGACGATTGTTGACGATTGTTGACGATTGTTGTTCAACGCCGCAAGGCGGTTGTTGCGGTTCTTTTCGCACTTTGCCTTGTATGCCGCTTCCGTGCGGTCAATGTCTTCCCGGACAAAGTCAAAGGCGATTGATTCCCGTCCTTCAAGGGGCGTTATTTCCCCGGTCGCATGGTAGTGCATCAACGCACGGAACAGCCGCCCGACCTCTTCGTCCGTCAATTTGACGGTTTTTAACAGGTAGTCGTCGTGACAGATAAACCCACTCATTGCCATTCATGACACCTGCCTTTCTTTCTTCGTTTCCGTCCGTTGACGGTCGTTGACGTTCGTTGTCATTCGTCATCCTTCTTCCCGTACAGATCTTCGACTATGCACGCCAACTTGTTGCTTATCTGCTTCAGCAGGGCATTGGTTTCGTCAAGTTTCTGCATCATATAATGCGTTGCTTGTATGGTCACGTTCTGCCGATATTCGACAACCTGCGGGGCGGGCGTTTCCTTGTTGGCTTCCTTCGCCTTGATGGCGGCAACCTGCCGTTTTTCAAGGTGGCGGGATGCGTTGATCTGCACATATTCTTCAAACGTTTCCGCTTTATTCACCCAAAACGCCGTATTGGGTGAAACTTTCATGTATTCTGCGGCTTCCTTCTGTGTTGCGCCGCCCTTCAACAGGGTTTTGATTGCCTTGAATTTGCTTTCTGTCAGTTGGTTCCAATTTGCCATTGCCCTTGCTTCCTTTCTTCACAAGTAGTTCTTGCCGAAAAGCGTCATCCACTCAGCGTGGGTGTGCGTTCTCTCGAACGCCGTCTGCGCATCCTGTTGTAACTTTCGGTTCAACGCTACGTGTGTATGCACGCCGAACCGCCCCGTGTGGTGCGTGCGGCACAGCCAACAGGTAAGGCCGTACCGGGTAGAAAGCCGCCTGTTAGCTGTCCCGTGCATAATGTGGTGCAATTCCAAATCCCGCACGCACCCGCACAAATAGCACCTTTCTTCGCTCAAATCCTGTACAATGCTGTTCACGCCCTGTTGACCTCCGGCACGCCGCCGGGGATCGTGTAGCGGGCAACCCTGCACGTTTCGCCCTTGCGGTTCTGCACGGATACCATTTCTTTTTCCACATTGATCCCGAACCGCCGCAGGTCATGCACACGGGACGCAAGGCGGGTGATCCCCAACCCGAATGCTTGCATTGTGGTTATTGACCCGTTGTCCCGTATAAATTCAATCACGTCCGTTGCCTGTGACACGTTTTCCCCACCTTTCAATCAGTTTTTCTTCTTCCGCTTTTGATAGCGGTATAGGTATCTGCATCTGTTCCGCTTGATCTATCAGCCAATCAAGCAACACCCGCATTTCGTCTGCGGTATATGTGGACGTACCGAAATACATGTTGACCCGCTTGCGCCCGGGTGCGTCATCATCCACAACGTCCAAAAACCAACCCGTCCCGTGCGATTCCCAACGCCGCCGCACATCGTCCAAACTGAACATTGGTATGGTTGTCTGCCAATACACGCCGACCGCATTGATTGCTTTGCGGTATACATCATCCTTGCTTTCGGGCGGCGTCATTGCTTTCCCGATGTCCGCACACAATGCCCAACAAAAGGCGTTTGCGTCCCGTGAACGTGCTTTTGATTCCTTCGTGATCTCAACGGAAACGGGTTTGCCTTTCAGCTTGTCAAACCATTCACCCGGCGGGGTGCGGGTGGTGAACGTTACCAACCATTCACCGCCCGCAAGCGGGATTGCGTCACGCAGACTTCCCGTCATCCTTCAACACCGTCCCTTTCGGCGTGAATTTCTTGTACATCAACCCGACCATGCTTTCCGCTTCAACCTGTGTGAAATCTGCAAGGGGTTTGTTCGGAATCAGTTTTGCATCCGTCAACGCCGCAACCTGTGCTTTCCATATGGCGTTGTTTTCCGCTTTTCCGATCTCACGCACGACCCGCAACGCTTCCCGTTCCTTTGCAAGGTATTCAAGCACGGGTGACACGGGGGCGGCTTGTGCGTGTGTTGGCGGCACGGTTGCCGCTGTGGTAACCGTCACGTTCTGTTTTGCGGGCGGCGGTGTTGCCTGTTTGGGGGCGTTTTTCGCCGCTTTCGGGGCAACTTCGTGACATTCTGCGTCCGGGTCTACCATTTCTTCGGTCGGAATCATAAACAATTGAAATGCGGCGTATTTCATGGCAACGGACATTGCCTTGTTTGACGCCTTGTCCCCTGTGTCCATCCCTTCACCCAACACAACGCACGACACGTTCGACCCGTCCGGCGCATACAGGGTGTATTTGACCTTCAGAATGCTATAAAGCAACGTTGTGCCCTTGCTGTTCTGCCGTTCCTCCCGAGTCTGCTCCAATACTTCGGGCACCATGAACAACCCAAGACGTGCCATTACGGGGTTCAAGGCGTTCATGACCGCATCAATGCCCCGGTACATGAAACCCTGCTGTTGGTTCTTGCTGTCCTTTCCAATGGCTCCAACTTCACGCATTGCCTGTCCTACAAGGCCGTAAATCATTGCACTTTCGCTCATCGTTTATTCCTCCATAAACGCCCGCAGAAGGTCTGTTTCTGCGTTCTCTGCATCATCACGTTTCATTGCCAAAAGCACGTTCGCAAGCCGCACCGCCGACCGTGTGTGCTTGCCCTGTGCAAGCCGTGTTGCCATGTCCATAACGGTGTCATGCATCACAACTTCTGCCGCCTTGTTGTCATCGCACTTTGCGGAAAGGGTAAAACCCGTATATGTGTCGGAAAGCACTTCTTTTTCTTCGTGGGTTTCGGTGTCAATTTCTGTAACTATCATTTTGAACAGCTTTGCCATGTTTTACACCTCCACAACAAATTTTGCTTCACGGTTCACAACATCAATGCCGGGGATTATTTCGCCGTCTTCCGTCACTACGTGACCGTCAAACACCGCCGTTGCGTCTTTGAGTCCCGACCAATCCAATTCTTCCTTTGTCTTCACAAACTGCGGCATTCCGTTTGCCTTGACCCATTCAATGACCGTCTTGTCGTCCCGCTTGTATTCCGGGTTCTGCGTCTTCAAAACCAATTTGCCGGACGGCAATTTGTAGGTTTCCTGCGTCTTCGTGACTTTGTGGGGGACGGTTGCGAAATATTCCGCAAGCATCCGTTCAAGATTCATGGTGTCGAAATCGGTCTGTTCCGTGATTTCCTTGATTTTGGCTTTGTACCATTCAACCCACTTGTCCCGGTCTGCACGCATCTGCGCAACACGCTTGATTGCCCATTCGGCCTTTGCGTCTGTATCAATGACGAACCCGTCATGTTCAATGTTCTGTAACTCGCTCATGCTCTCTCTTTCCTTCCTGCTTTGGTTGTGATATAATTCCTTGAATGCAATTGCCCTTGCGTTCCCCCGGTTCTGCCGGGGTTTTCTTTTTTCACCATGTCCGAACACCTGCCAAATCATCAACCCGGCGGCGGCGCATCCAAAGCCGCAGACGGTCAAGCGGCGTGCGGCGCAATCCCTTCACCCGACCTGCGGCGGGGTGCATCAACCTCCACAATTCCATGTCTACAACCTCCTTATTTGACTTCGCACATTAATGGTCAAGTCTTCAACCGCTTGCATAAGGGACGCAATCCTGTCCGTTTCCGGGTTGTCTTCGACCGCTTCGGCGGCACTTTGCAGGTAGCTTTCCGCTTCTCCAAGTGCCAACGCCGCTTGCCGTAAAAAGGCAATTGCCGTTTCGGCGTTCGGGTCGTCCTTGTTCAGTTCTTCCCACGCCCTTGCGTCTTCGGCTTCCTTTACCAACGCAACGTCAACCACACTTCTTCACCCCCTTTCGCATCAACATCCGGGTTTCGCTTTCCGGGGGCGTGGCCTTGCGCCGTTCCCATGCCGCAACAGCACGTTCGGATACCATTAGCGGGTTTTCGATGTGTTCCATATCCCGCATATATTTCCGTGCGGTTGCCGCCTTGCATTGATACCGGGCGCAGATGTCTTTCACCGAATACAACCTGTCCATGTTTACCCCGCTTTCATAAGGTCATCGACCAACACGCCCAACGCATCCGCAAGCCGCTTCAGCGTTTCGGCCATCGGGGAAACCTCCCCGGTTTCGATCCGTGCGATAGTGACCCGGTGTACGCCGGACGCCTTTGCAAGTTCTTCCTGCGTCATGCCGTGTGCCTGTCGCACATCTGCTAACCGTGCTATGTTTCTCACCCCTTTTCTGTAGCGTATCGTATACCGGAATTGATTGTAACACATCGGGTACAAAGTTGCAATAGGTTTTTACCCTATCCGCTATTTACATTCTGCGTGTACGCTTGTAACATTATTGTTACAAAAAGAAAGGGGGCACACGCCATGAAAAACGGAATAGGCAAACGAATTGCGGAATTGCGGCGGGAACGTGGGTTGTCGCAAGAAGAGTTAGCAGAACAGGCCATGTTGCACAGGGTCACGGTTGCCAAATACGAAACAGGGCAGATTGAACCCGGGGCAATAGCGGTCGGGCGCATCGCAGATGCATTGGGTGTCACAACGGATGAATTGTTATGCAGAACGCCAAAACTGCCGCCGTTTATCCCCATTGTCAAAGACGCTGTGCCTATAGTAGGAAGCATTGCATGCGGAACGCCCATAACGGCGCAACAGAACATTGAAGGTTTTGCAGAAGTGCCGGACGGCGTGACCGCTGATTTTGCCCTGCGGTGCAACGGGGAAAGCATGATACCGACATTCCAACCGGGGGATTTGGTTTTGATCCGGCAACAACCGGAAGTTGAGCAGGGACAAATAGCCGCCGTAGGAATTGACGGGGAAGCAACGCTGAAAAGGTTCTATATGAACTCAAACGGCATTATGCTTGTTGCAGACAACCCGTCCTTCCCTCCGCAGGTGTTCCCGGCGGGGTCAGACGTCAAAATATACGGTTTGGCGGTCGGCTTTGTCCGTGTATGGTAGGTCATTTTCGGGCATGCGTTTTAAGGCCGTTTTTAGGCGATTCTACCGGGGTACGTGTAGCGAATGAGTTACAGGTCATTTTGAAGGTCAGACAAGGGTTATTCGCAAATTGTATATTTTGCGTATAATTCATTTGTAGCGGTTAGACTACACAAACATCGTTGATTTTCCTAACGTTTCGGTGGTCAAAAATCGGACGCGAAATTTTGCCATATTTTGCCATTTGTATACGTTATGCAACAAAAAATGGCTAATTTTTCGGGTTTTCGGTTTGACCTTTGCAGAAAGCGTTGATTTGCAACGGTTTAATTTTTGCATAACGTATGCAGGTGATAAAATGCCACGGGAAAGAAAGCAGAAATTAAAAAAACGCCCGGACGGGCGTTATGCTTGCAGGTATCACAACCAATGGTTTTATTCATACGACCCGGACGATTGCTTGCGGCAACGGGAAGAATTCAAGGCCGCAGAAAAGCGGGGGCGGGTTGCTGTGTATTTCGTCAAAGGGTACGCAGACGATTGGTTGACCCGTTCCCGCCCGGACGTTGCCCCGTCAACCATGATCGGGTTGCGCACGCACCTTGCCGCACTAACGGACGCAATCGGCAACCTGCCCATTTCCGATGTCAAGCCATCCGACATCAAAAGCGTTTTTTCGACCCGGTACAAAGGATTGTCAAATTCATACATCAAGGCGGCGAAGCAACTGTTTTGCGCCCTGTTTGATTCTGCGGTTGCAGACGGGTTGATAATGAGCAACCCCGCACGGGATCGCACAGCACGCCCGCACAAGGGCACAGCGGGCGGGCATAGGTCTATAACACCGCAAGAAAGGCAATGGATTGAAACCCTTTGCACAGGGCACAGGGCGCACCCGGTTGTTATGGCAATGCTTTATGCAGGGTTGCGCCCGCAGGAAGCAAAAGCGTTGGACATAGACAATGACGTTGATTTCAAGCGGGAAACAATAACCGTTCGGGAAACCGCCCACACCGACCCCGAAAACGGGCAAAAATACGCCTTTACGGGCAAGGGAAAGACGGACAGGGCAAACAGGACAATCCCGTTGCTTCCCCCGCTGAAATCGGCCTTGCAAGGCCGCACAGGGCGTCTTATAACATCGGCGCACGGGGACGCCGTCACAAAGACAACGTGGCGAGTTGTGTGGCGGTCATATGTGGCGCACATGGAAACCGCCATTAACGGCGTTCAACGGCGATGGTACGGGCGAACAAAGGAACACAAGGCCATTCTTGCCGCAGGTGGCACGTTGCCCCCGTGGGTGTCCTTCACGGTCACGCCGTATGACCTGCGGCACAGCTTCGCAACCATGCTTCGGGACATGCAACCGCCCGTGGAATTGCATACCGTAATTAAATGGATGGGGCACGCCGATGCAACAATGCTTCTACGCATATACGACAGCGTGACAGACAGCAGGGAAACCACGGAAGCGGAGCGGGTAAAACAGGCGTTTCGTTGTCAAAATGGTAGTCAAGGCGAAAAACCGACCGCCGAAACGCTTGAAAAATAAAGGCGGGCGGCACATGCGCACGCCCGCTTCATACCCGGAGTGTCATAGGTTCGAGTCCTATTTGAGCCACAACGGAAAACCCCATGCCATATAAGGCACGGGGCATTTTTTTGTTTTTGGCCACAGGTCAAAAAGTATCATTTTGACCCCTTTTGACGCATGGTTTGGTAGTCAAAACGGTAGTCAGTTTTCATCGTGTCCGCTTCGATCCGGCATGACGACCAATTCGCCGTTGCCGATCTCAAAACACACGTCATAAACCCGCACAGCCTTGCCGTCAATGTAGACGACAAGCGGCGCATTGTCGTACCCGTTAACAAGCACGTATGTTGCCAAATCCCGCCCCGTCACGCTATCACCCCTTCTTCCGTCAATTTCTGCAATTTCTCCCGTGCCAACCGCACATTTGCTTCCCGGGTTTCTTCCTGCTTCCACGCTTCCAACTTTTCCCGGTTCTGCCGCTCTATGTCGGCATGCACTTTCAACCTTTCCTGCATTGTCATTGCCCTTGCACTTCCTTCCTTCAACGCATCTTTGGCGTTGACATCCGGGGGCGTGACCGTCCCCGGTTGTCAGCGTCAAAACCTGTGTTCCCATTCAACGGGCAATTCATACTGCGCCGCAAATTCTTCAACCGCCGTGCGGTCTTCTTCCTTGTAGTACTCTGTCAATTTGACGATGTCGTGATCCGTGTACGCAACCGGAATGCTGAAACGTCTGTCAATAAGGTAACTGTCAAACCGTCCCCGGTCTTCTTCCCTGTACCTGCTATTCATGCTCACCACGCCTTTCTTCAACGTCTTTGTCGTTGACCACAAGGGCGGGCGTCCCGCCCCTGTCCGTCAGCGTCAAACCTTTTCGCATACAAAGCACCGCAAGTGATGTGCATAAATCGGTTCAAGCACAATAACGGAATCATCATCACGCCCATATTGGAACATTGCGTATTCGTACCCCGTGTGCCGCACAAACGTTCCGTCTTCTTGCTGTGCAAATCCTTTCGGCACTCTTACCTTGACACCAAAGAAATCAACTATCATGTTCCACCCTGCCTTTCTTCAACGCCTTTGGCGTTGACTACAACGGGCGGCGTGCGCCCGCTGTCTGTCAGCGTCAATACGTGACACGGATTTGATACTGTGGTTTCATGTACGATGCTTCTCTTGCAATCTCAACCTGTACGGTTTTGATTCCGTATGCAACGCACCACGCAACAAACGGTTCAGATGCTAACACCTGCGGGGCAAGTTCCTGCCCGAATTCCGCACGCCCGCAATTGATTGTTGCCGTTCCTTTGCGCATCTGCTGTGCGGTCATCATTGCTTTCGGATATTCTCCGTGGTACTTGCTCCCGTCCCGGAACGCCTTTACTGCCTTTTGAAAGTCCTTTTTCATGTCTGCCATTGTTTTTGCCCTTCCTTTCTTAAAATGCACCGTTGAAGTAAAACACATCATCGTCAACCATTACGAATTCTTCGTCTTCCGCCATCCAAACGCCGCTTTCATCTGTGCAAAGGTTCATTGCTTGCCGGATATAGTTGTAATCACCTGTTGCAATTGCGGTTTCAACCAACCGCACAACCTCTGTCCGTGTGTCCGTCATTGCCTTGCCCTTCCTTTCTGTCCGGCGGTTCATCCGCCTCCTGTCCGGGGACACCTCCCCGGGAATTACATTGTAACATACTTGCTACAAAGAAGCAACCCCACGGAAGCGAATTTTATACATCTATTCCGCTGAATTTCGCAAAATAGGCAAAAAAAATAAAACCCCCGGCGGGTTGCCGGGGGCGTTCGTTGGTTATTCGTAGTCTTTGGTGCGGTTGTATTCTGCGGTGCTTATTCCGATAAGCGAACCCAACAGGGTGCAAACAATTGCGGAAACCTTTGCAACCATGTCGGCATATCCCCAACCAAAAACGGCATCCAACCCGCAATATGCGGTTGTCAAAGCGGGAATGCAGATAACAACCAACCATTTGAGAACGGTATAAACGGAATCGGGTAGTTTCATTATATATGTCACCCCTTTGCATTTAGGTCGTCAAGACGCTTGTGTGCTGATTTTGCGGACGCTTCGACTTCAACAAGTTTGGCTTTCATGTCAGATACATCCTTTTGAATCACCCTGTTATCGACTTTGATTTCGTCAATGCTTGTTCTGATATATGAAATGTCTGCCGTCATTGTTGCACGACCCGCCGCCGCTGATTCCGTTTCCTTTTTTGTGTTCCGGCTGAAAGTAAGAACAGTAAAAAGCAACGCAACGCACGGCACGCAAATTGCAACAATTGTTTCAATTGTCACAGCAATCACCCCCTTTCTTCCGTCATGATCGAACCGGGGTATTGCGATATTAACGCATCCGCTTGCGATTTGGACAAGTGCGGAATTGTGACCGTATATTTTGTGGCGGGCGTCACATCCTCCAATGCCGCCCACGTTGCGTGACCAATAACGCCGTCAACGGGCAATCCGTGGTCAAATTGGAAGTCACGGACGGCGTTGTGCGTGTCGTTGCCAAACTTGCCGTCTGCGCCCTTTGCGCCGCAATCGTATCCCCGCTGAATCAGCATGGTTTGTGCAAGGGTAACGTATGCGCCTTTGTCCCCCATTGCCAAAAGCGGCCTTATGTCTTCCGGCGTGGCGTCCGTCAAAAATCGTTCCATCATCCACCCGGACAGGTTGCCCCATTTGATGTGCGCCCAATTGTCTTTCGTTTCCCCTGTGCATTCGACACGTTCGCCGATTGGCACATCCCAATACAGGCCGCACCCGGTTGACGGCAACGCACGCATTTTGACCGTGCTTCCGTTTTCTGCGGTAACGTACATGTACGCAGGGTCAACCGGGGTCGGTTGCGGATCGGTGGCGGGATCGGGTGAAGGATCGGGGGAAGGGGCAACGCCCGCATATATGATTTTTTCGGGTAGAAAACCACCCTTGTTCCACCCGCCGTTGATGGCTTTGTTGCGGTACTTGCTTTCACAAACGCAACCACGGGATGCGGAGGAATGTATAGCACCTTCGCCCGTTCCCGTTACAATGCCGATGTGGGACGCATTGCCCAACCCGTCACCCTTGTATTTTGCAGGTTCGCCGCCATCGTTGGCGTGGATAAACAGGAACGCCCCGGGCGGGGTTGTGCCGTACTTCTTCACGCATTCCGCAGGGGTCAACACTTCCCCTTCTTGATGGCACAGACGATACCACGCATTGCTTCCGGCAAGGTCAATTGTCCACCCGGCGTCTTTCAAACACCTTTCAACAAACTTTTGGCAATCCATGACGCTATACGGCGTCCCCAAATAGGCAAACCCCGCAGATGCAACCTTGTTTCCGTCAATCATGCTTCTTCACGTTCCTTTTCAGACAGCTTGTTAATCAGAATGATAATTGCCCTGCGGCGTGCCTTGTTTATGGCTCCCTTCGGCGGTATCCGGTCAAGGGCAAGTTTGAGTTCATCAAGGTTCATGGGCGCACCCCCTTTCAAATAGGAAATAGAAAGCCGCCCGGGGACATTTCAACCGGGCGGCATGGTCTGTGCATTTTGGTACACTTGTCAGAATTTCTTCATTATTTTTGCTCCCTTCTTACTTCGTAATACATCACTTTTATGTATTCTTTTCCGTCCTGTATTCGACAATCGTGCGTCCATCCTTATCCACATATATATGCTCTTTCATCGGAATCATTCTTGCGGTTACGACATCATCCGTTATTGATATAATATCAAGTTCGTACATGGATTTTTTCACCCCCGTAATACAGTAATTCACTGCCGTTTGCGCAATGAAATATACTATAATGTTTTAACCGTCCATGAAGACCAAGACCCGTTTTCGTAATAACGTCTTGCGATTTTGTCTATTTTCAACAGCGTTTGATTTAAATGAGTCGTTGCAGCCCCGTCAACAATAAACGTAGACCATCCCATATTGTTCACCTGATCGTAAACCGCAGTAATCATTGGTGTTGTAAAATTGTTCTGGTTGCTCGTTGTAAATTGTAATGCCCCTTTGAATGCGTATTCGTTTAATTTACTACTCAGCGTTGTCATATTGCTGTTTAACGTAGCAAGTTCATCACTCAAAACCTTGCCTTGATGCGCATCCAAAACCGCCTGTCCCGCTGTTTCGGTTGTCAGATTGTCGGCAACGGCTTTGGTCGCAGACGCACCCAACCCGATGTTGTTCTGCACCTGCGCTTTCTGCGTTTCTGTCAGCGTTTGTGCGCTGATAGTCAGCACATCTGTGCGCAACTTGTCTTTCAGATTGTGACCGTAAATCGTTTCAGTAACGGGAGGGGTGGTCGTGGTTGCGGTGTAATATTCCAACCCGTGGTCAGATACGGTATACGATGGGTCAACGTCAATGTCAAATTCGACATAGGACGCACGCACAGCGTAAATGTAATTAGTGTCCGTGTCATAAAGCCGCCCGCTTTCAACGATGTACGCAAGGTTTTCTGCGGTGTATTCAAGGCGTTCGATTCTCGCAATTGCCTTTTGGGTGTTGAAGTTGATTTCATCCCGAATATCACCCACGGCGCACAATCCTGCGGGGAAACTCACCATGACGTCAGAAAAATCAACGGCAGAATCGGTGAAGGGTTCAAACTCCCCTTCATATCCTTCCGTCCAATCCGACCACGTTGCATACACATACGTTGTTGCGTCTGCGCCCGTTACTATGACATATCCGTCTTCGGGTACATTAAAATACCCGTTTGCATCAACGTAAACCGCAACGGTTGAACCCGTGGGCGTGGTGGCAAAATTCACAAGGGAATACGAACCGCCGATTTTGTACCCGTAGTTATCGGAATACCGCACAACCCGTGCATATGATTCCGCAGTTTGGAACAGGTTCCAACCCGTGGAATTAAATGCGGTCACATTGGCGGGCGTGATTGTTCCCCGGTTCTCTTTCACATACTCAACAACAATGCTGTCACCGGAAACGGGCGTGTTGTTGACCGTGATACCATACAACGCCGGGTTTGCGCTCCATGCTGAAGTAAACGACAGCGTAACCGTGCCGGACGCTGTCACATACGCCCGGAATACATCGGCGTCAAGGGTTGCCGTGATCGCCGCAGGGGTAGGCCGTACAACGGCGTTAACGGTCATTTCCGGGTCGTTTTCGCCGTCCCATACAATTGTTATACTATCGCCGGAAACAGGGGTATTTGACACCGTTACGCCGTAATCGGCGGGGTCGTGATCCCATGCGTCCGTATATGTCAGCGTATATGTGCCCGCTGTGCCCACGAACGCTTCAAAGATTGCCGCATCAAGGGTTGCCGTGATAGCGGGCGGCGCAACCCGTGGCACGGCATTAACCGTCATGTCAAGGACTTCCGGCACATATCCCGTTTTGATGGCGTTTCCCCGGATCGTTGACAGACTTGCAGTACCGTCTGCAATGGGCGTAGAACCGCCGGACGTCCGCACAAGGAAAGCACCCTGCACGAATTGGGCGTCATCGCTCGAAAGGTTGTCGGCAAGTGGGACGGTTTCAAGCGGTATGTTGCGGGTTTCCGGGTCGGGCAGGATACCATTGACCGACAGCGGCGGGCGGTGCATTTCGGTGTCAATCGTGTCCATGTTTGAGTTGAAATCAGATACCTTGACCCCGTCCGTTTTTGCGGGTTTGATAAGGTTGAAAAACCTTGTAAGAATGCTCATGTTCTATTCCCCCTTACGCCGTGCGCCGCCAAAAGTGAATGTTCCCTGTGCCCGTTCCGTCTACATATGACCGCATGCCGTCTTCAAGGTCACCCCATGTCGCAGGGATCGTGATTTCAACCCACGTCCCATAGAATACGGGCGGCGTTGAAATGGTTGACACGTAAATTGACCCAATCGGGAACAGGGATGCAATAGCGTTCGCAAGTGCTGTGTTGACCGCCGCAATGGCGTCCCCGGTTGCTTTGGCGTCTGCCGCCTGTCCGGCAATGGTCAATGTCGGGTCAACGGGGGCTGGTACGGTGTCCATCACGGTCAATTGAAGCGTGATTTCCGGTATTCCTTCGTTTACAATGCTGTTTTCTGTGTCTGCCATGCTTTACCCCCCTTACACTTCGCCGACAACCTGCAACAGTTGCAGTTCCATCGGTTGATTCGGCGTTATCACTTGATCCCCGTCAACAATGTTTCCTTGCGCATCATAGTACGGGTGAATAATGTACCGCACGTCCCAACTGTAAGAACCTGCCGCAAGCGTGTCCGTATCAGCGTTGAAGAAAGACACGACAAAGGACTTGTCAGCGTCAATCTCAAACGCCTGTTGCTTCACGACTTCGCCGATTGCGTTTTTAACGCTAAACAACGCACGGTCTTCAGCGGCGAACGTGTGTTCTGTGTCTGCCGTGAATTTTATTGCCCCCGTGTCACCACGGGACAAGGTTATAACATATCCGTCAACCTTAAACATGTATCAATCATTCCCCTTTCGTCATGCACACGGACACCCGCCCGCTTGCGTCTGTCATTAGCGTTCTGCACGTTGTGTATCCTTCGTAAACGTCTTCCATTTCTCCGTATTGATAAACAATCCGGGCGGTTTTCGTTGTGTCAAAAAACAGCGTTGCGGCCTGTTGCAACGTGTACCCATCGAACCACAGCCACAGGAAACCGTCAGAAAACCCGGCCTCCCCGTTTTCGATGGTTGTGCCGTCATTCAGCATTAACCGCCGACCCGTTTTCGCTTCCGGCATTTTCCATTTCCTCCAATCTTTTGTAAACGTCACGCAAGTCATAAAGTGTTTGTAACAGGATTTCCATGTTGTCCTTCGTTG